ATTCACATATTAGCTAGGTCAATGACCGTCGAGATGTGGAAAGGGTTTTGTTTTGGTAATGTGCTGAAATACCGCCTTAGAGCTGGAAAGAAAGGCGAGCTTAAACAGTGCATCAAAAAAGCTGAGCGGTTTGAAAAGCTGTTTGATGAGCATAAGAGTAAATGTATTAATTTTGAGTAAAGTAAAATAAGAGCTGTTTGATTAGATAAGGGTAAGATAATGAGCGAACCAAGCACGTATATTTTAGAAGGCTGGGATGAAGTTTGCGCCACTGCAAACGCATCATTAAACACAGGAGTAGAAATAAATGAAAGATAAAATGAGCAAGATGAAAAACGCCATACAAGAAGCTGACTATTTGCGTGAAGAATACGAACCAGTCAAGTTGTGGGGTGGCTGCCCTGATGGTGATGTTAAATTTGATAAAATGATGGAGTGGCTGGCGGATAATGAGCATGTAGCTGAGCACATGCTTAAAGTTAGTAAAGAAATAAAGGCAATATAACCCAAAAATAACGCGAGCTTGCGAGCATCGCCGTTGATTGAATTGTTAAATGTGAGGTTGATATGAGTGGTGATGCAGCAGCTACAGTTTGGATGCCAGCAGTATTAGGCGCACAGCGAAGAAAGTGGGAGAAAGAGCACCCTAATATACCTGCTGATATGCCTGTACGATGGACAAGATGGGAAAGTCTGTGCGGTAAATATCGTGTTGATTTCTCTGAGCATGAAAATAAATCACTAGAAAAATTACAGGTTGGTAAAAATAGAATTATTTACGAAGGTACTGAGTTTAAGCTAATTGACAGTTTTTCACGTTTGCCTAGTGGCAGGATAGACATTTAACCACGAACACAACGGCTTGTCCGTTGGTGCGTTTTGTTAGCTGTTTGATTAGACAATCATTACTATGATGGTTAGAATAGAACACTCTTAATAATTTGAGGCGCTTATGCGGGATTTAATAATTACTAATGATAACCAGATCTTGGTTTCTTCTAAAGATATATCAGACGCTTTTGGTAAAGTTCATAGAAATGTAATGCGAGCAATTAAAGATCTAGATTGTAGCGATGAATTTAGAGTGACCAATTTTGAGCAGTCCACTTTTACATCGTTACAAAACAAGATTTTGCCATGCGTAAATATGACAAAAGACGGTTTCGCTTTTTTGTGCATGGGTTTTACTGGCAAAGAGGCGGCGCAATGGAAAGAGAAATACATTAAAGCCTTCAATAAAATGGAAAGCGCGCTATCAAAAAGCCTAGAGAAAGCGCCAAAATCAATGGAAGATTTAAACGCAATATCCAAACGGATTGAAAACTTAAATGATATCGGCAGCTTTCACGGTCAAGGTTTAGCGAAGTTTGCAAAAGACAAGCGGCGAGAGGTTAAAGTTTTTGAGCTGGCGTTGGAGCAGGCTCAAATGAGTTTAGGTGTCTAGGCTTGAATTACTCACAGCAAGGCGATAAGCCCGTCCGGACTCCGACCCAGAACGCCGCAATGCATAAGTATTTTGATATGCTGGCTGATTCTCTTAATAATGCTGGTTATGACGTTAGAAAGGCAATGAGGCATGATGCACCCATACCATGGACCCAAAATCTTGTGAAGGAGCTTATATGGCGTAAAGTACAAAAGGCGATGTTTGATATAGAATCAACAACAAAGCTTGATGTGAGCCAAATTAGCGATGTTTACGAGGTGATTAATAGGTATACGGCTGAATCCTTCTGTGTGAGCGTTGCTTTTCCTGAAAAAGACAGGTTAATAAAATGATAGTTGATGATATTCAATTCAAAAAAGACTGTCTCAGGCGGTATTACGCTGATATGGATATTAGCAAGGCTAAGCGCTTAAAAAGCAAGTATGAAACAGACAAGGGAAAACCAACCGCTAAATCAAGAGCTTTTGTTAAGCGGGTAAATGTGGCTAAAGGTTATGATCTGCTATGAGTGTAGCAAAATTAAGGTGTAAGCACTGTAAAGAGTATTTTAAGCGTGAAACAATGGTTCAGTTTCCTTCTGGTCGGTTTTGCACTAAAGATCACGCTGTTCAATGGTCGATAGACAACCAAGATAAAGGGAGAAAGAAAATTGATCAAGCCGAACGCAAAGCGATTAATCAAGCGAAGAAATCAAACCTTAAAACTCGAAAAGATGCGGCAAAAAAAGCGTGCCATGATTACATTAGAGCTAGAGACTCAGGAAAGCCTTGTATCTGCTGCGGCAAACCATTAGGAACAAATTATCATGCTGGTCACTTCCTGGAGTCTGGCAATAATCCCCAAATTAGATATGATGAAGATAATATCCACGGACAGCGGCTAGATTGTAATTTTTTCAGAGGTGGTGATTCTGGCTCATACAAAGAAAACTTAATTGATAAGATAGGTGAGTTTGCTGTAAATCAATTGTTAAACCTTCAAGGTGGCACTGTGAAGCGTACACCTGATGATTATTTGGTTATTGAAAAATACTACAAAGAAAAATTAAAGGAGCTACAAAAATGACTTACTTTTCAATATACCTAGCGCTATCCGTTGTAGTAACTGCAATAGCAACTAGGCTTTTCAATAATGATTAAGGATAATTCAGAATAGATAATGCTCCGGCATTGTCTATAGTTAGCTTTTTGGTTACCAGACCATTAGGGCTAACTAATACTATACCTTTACCGCTCTGGGTTAATCCAGCGTCACCAGTTTTATCAAAAAAGAAGGTTCTAATCATAGAGCTTGAATCATCATTCATTATCTCCATAAATCCGTCACCACCATTACGTTTAAATCTCCATTTTGTACCTGATGAAGGGCTGATATCTATGCCGCCGCTAGCTAATGGTATGTCAATACCTCCACCACCTAGTATTTTAATGGATAACTGAACTGTATCCGTTGAAGTGGACTCCTTAAACTCATTGAAAGTTAATATGTTGGCATCTGGCATTGTTATCTTGCATCCAGTAGCGGCGAAACCTCTATTAAATACTGTTGTAGGCGTAGCCGAGTAATATTGATTATCTCTTGCGCCGGTCAAAACATCATCTAGCACCGTTGTTCCGAGAGATAAATTGCTAGCATCAAAATAATGTGTCTTTAATTTTGCTGTATCGTCATTGAATTCTATATTGTAGTTTCGGTAACAGTTTGAAACTATATTTCCTCTGTAGTCACCGTTAAGGGCTGGCGTCCCCACAGCTTTAAAAGCATCTATTCCACCTCGTAGTTTATCATGGCCGCAATTATCGACGGCATTATTCCAAATCCTTGATCCAGTAGAATCAAGAGAATTATGGATACCATAACCACCAGTGCCTTCGGCTTTACATCCTTGAACAGTTGCGTTGGTGCATGAATCAAGATCAATGCCATCACCCACGGAATTTATTGCATGAACGTTAAATACCTGAGCGTCAATACAGCTCTTTAAATCCAGGCACTCATGATCATTGTTTGACCCACCTACATTGATCTGATTCGCTTTATTACCGTCTAGCAGGCCGTTTTTTACGGTTGGTGTACCGCCGTCAAGCTGGTAAACATAAGTATTAGTTATTGCTGTGACATCTTTAGGTTTTAATTGAACTTTTGTATCTCTACTCTCATGCTCTATTGTGTACTTTGCGCCGGTGAATTTAATTAAATCGACAACATAAAAGCTACTTGGTTTGGGCACATAAAATATTGATGCTGTTCCTGCGTCAATGTGATCTCGCGCTGCTAAGAATGGGCCAGTGTCCTCCGTCACGCCATCACCTACCGCGCCAAACTGCTTAACATCCACAGTTCCTGCGCCCTGTAATACAGCAACATTCCCATTAGCTAACTCATGGTCTCCGTAACCATCGAATGCTTGTGGGGTTACTATCAAATACCTAGCAGCCCCTGCATCACCCTTAGCGTAATATCCACCAGTCTCTACAAACTGACCTTCTTTTAATTTAGCTAATTTAAGTTTAGCAACTGTATCAAATGTTTTCATATTGTTTCCTTAGCCTCCTTCCGAGGGGAGGCTCTAAAGTTATGTTGGGGGAGCATGGTTTGCAGTTAGATTATTGAGCGCGCTCAAATCTTAGACCTATTAGCTCATAATCAGCCGCCAAAGTATCATTAGCATGGCTGCCGGCTCTAGATATCCTAAATGATTGAAAATCTTTTCCGTCCATCGTCAACGATGTTGCTGTTATCTTAGGTGTATCAAGCTGATGCTTAACATTTCCAACAGTGTGGTCTAGATTAGTTGTGGTTCCAGATACATTTAAAGCATCTGTATCATCATAAGTGTCATAGGTTAGGCTGATTCTAGCAACGCCAGCCGCCAACGAGTTTTGGGTGAAATAACCATACACATTAAATTTCAGCCAGTTCTTGCAAAGCTCTGGAACTTTTCCGGACAAAGTATCTGTCGCTGCATCTGATAACGTCCAGCAAACTTGCCTTGCACCGCCGCAAGTTGCGAGTGTTGGTGTGCCAGATAATAACGATATTTCATTGGCATTAACAAAGGTAGAATTCTCAAAGCCGTCGATATGTAAGTTCTGACTATTAAGATTTGTATTTAATTCACCGCTATCATCTTCTTGATTGTAAACCCAACACAAACCATTATTTGCATCAGAATCATTACTATAAATTCTAAAATTTGGCGTTCCTGTTTTTGTGTTTGTTCTAGTTACTAACCCGTGTACTTCTGATCTCATACCTGATGTGCTATGGATAACAGCGTAAGTTGCCAGGTAAGTATCATCAAACGTGCAGTTAATAATCGACAAACTATTAACGATTATCGTGTCCTGTGTGCCACTAATAAATCCCGTGGACGTTGCTACTACTCCATCTACACCATCCATAGGTTCTAGGCCTTCTAAATGTAGGGAGTTTATTGTTAAAGTTTCCCCACCATTTGCTAGTATAGCTTGGGCTATTTTACCATGCTCTATGTTAAGTTGGTTAAATACAGACTCATTCACCGCACTGAGTTTAACACCGCGTACAGCGTTTTGTGCAACTCCTGCTCTTTTGAAATTAATGTACATGTTAGTAAATACGTTCCCTGTTGAACCGCCATTTACAGAGGTTAAATCCATGCCTGTATGCGATACACCAAAGGCGTAGATATTGTCAAAAGAGCATGAGAAGCAGTTAGCATTCGCTGTGTCCTTCGTGGTCAGTTTTATTGCATAAGCACCGTTCGTCAATCTTAAGTCTCGGAAACTCGAATTAAAGTTCACATCTACAAGGTTAAGGCATACAGCGCTGCTATCTGTGTAAGGCAGACTCGGACTAAAGTTTAAGGATAGACTCTCTACCTTATTAAATGATCCACCCACTTGTAGCACAGGCGTATTAGGTGTAGTTTGTTGTATGATAGTACCTCGCATATTGTCTCCTACGAGTGTACTGTCAGACGTTAGCATCGTTAACGCTGCTGTTATCTTATAAGTTCCCTTTGGTACATTTACGCAGGCACTAGCAGAATAGTCCAAGGCCGCTTGTATAGCTGCTGTATCATCCACTACCCCGTCACCAACAGCTCCAAACTGCTTGACATTAGCTACAGTCCCAACCCTCAACACTAAAGCTAAACTAGCAACACCCGTACAAGCCACAATATTATAAGTATTAGCTGTAACGCTTGAAGCTAACACAATGTCCCACATAGCACCGCCACCATTACCCGTGGTACGCTCTTTAAGGTTTACGCTATCACCTGCTAGTATTTTAGTGCTAGCTATCGCATCGGCTAGTGTAGCGAAGTTGTGTACGAACTCTCTGCGGATACCACTATCTATCCCTTCACCAGTACCAGTACGCTTAGTCAATGTAACTATTGTCCCTGCTGGGTATGATTCAAGTAAGGTTATAGAGGTTTCAGTTGCAGCAGGCACATCCATATCGTTACTGTTCAAACGCCTACTATCTACACCCACGCCATTAATGTGGAACTCTGCTAATGTAGTAGTGTACTCTGTGAATGTAACTACTGTCTGTCCATCAGTGAGTGTCTTTGACTCTGACACTGAGGGTATGGTTATTAGGCCGTCTTCTGTGATACCTAGCACATCACCTAGGCGCACTGCATCCGTTAGGTCGGTTGGTTTACCTAGATTGTTAATTTGGTAACTATTCATGTCGATGTTGCCGGCGCCGATAGCCGCGTTCACGTATTCTAAGCGCCCAGTAGAATCAAAACCTAAAACCTTGCCGCTTCGGGTCGCTATGTCGGCTAGCTCAGTATTGCTGGAATTTAAAGCAGTATCATCAATTGGCGCTCTTATTGATAGCTCCGCCGTTCCGTTAATTTGCTGTTGAGCCGCCCATAAGCGATCGAAGTCATCATTAACTTCAGCAGCTAAAAAGTCACCGTTCTGCTGGTAATCGGTTAAACGCTCTAGGTTCATATTTCTATAAAGCGTCATAATATCGCCAGAAGTCGCGCCAGTTACTAGCGTTACATTTCCACCAGCATCAACACCAACACCAGAAACGGTATAGTGAGTACCTTCTGTTAATAGTGCGCCGTTTTGCTCTACAGCAATATCATCCTTGCTGAACACTTCAAACGTGTATGGAAATATAGTTTGCGCTGCTGTAGCTGTGTATTGATTGCGTGTTCCGTTGTCATTTATAGCCATATTATTTGCCCATTATCTTGCGTTGTTTTTCGGTTGATTGCTGCTCTGCGTTTGTTTGTAGTTCTGGAAATTCTTTAAACATTTGAGCTTTAGCTGCCTGCTTATACTCAGAGAATTTATTTAATATTAATTGGGATTTTCCACCATCAACTCCACTACCTAAACCTTTGTATAAGCTCGATCTAAATTGCTCCCTAAGTGCTTGCTTTATCGGTTTTCTGTCAACTTCGGCATTATCTTTGCCTGATGCCAATACAACGTATCTATCGTATTGCTCCGGCGTTAACTCAACCCCCATAATGCTTTTTCTTGGCATTGGGACCGGAGTTCCTTGCGCTACAATTTCTTCAATCACCAAATCACGCTTTACTTCACTTGTGTAAACAGGGCTTAAAATGTCTGGTCCTAATCCGCCCTGTAAAACTACCTTCTCACCAAAAACATTTCTTCTCGGAGGTAAATCCTCTGATAGCCCTGGCGTTCTAGATTTAATGTGGTCTATGATGCTGTAAGTTGCTTTCATCTCTGGACTAATAACCCTTTCTAGTGATGCAACACCAGAAGGGATAACTGTTCCAGCTAACCGCTTGATCCAGTTTTTAACTTTTGTTTGTTCTGCCCCAACCTCTGAGCTAGTTGAACTCATCATATCAAAGAACTCAGCAACACCCCGTAAGTAGGTTTTACTGGTTACATTTTGAGCTGTTGCCATAATTGACGCGTAAGCCACATCGAACCCGTCCTTCTCATCAGCGTGCAAAAGTATCTCTGACATATCAGCAGAAAGCCCTAAAAATGCCCCTATAGGATCTAAGCGGTTGTAACTGTAATAGGTGTCGCCAATCTTAATCGAATAAGGCTGCCACCCCGTTTCCCTTAACATTCTATTTTGTTGCCAGTTAGCAGGACCTTTACCAGTAATGTCTCCGGATGCCGTATAGTCAGCACCTATCGCCATTAGAGTTGATCCTGTTGCTATCTTTGCTAAAGCCATATCTTTTCTCGCACCACCCGCCGCAATCTCAGCGCGAACGCGTTGCGATAATGGAGCTAGAATAGTTCTCTCGCCTACATACTTCATTATATTTATTGGTGTTCTAATAAATGGCATGATCACCTTAGCGCCTGGTACCTTCTCTCTTGCTGACTGGATTGCTTTTCCGGCATCGCCTAGCTCTTTAGTGAATGTTTGATATCTGCCTGTGTCAATTGCCTCTAAATGCAAGTTTTCCGGCGGGTTGGTTATTAGTGAGGATATTCTTTCTGCTAGCTCGTCACCCTCTAAGCCTTCTTTGCTTGCTGCTCTAAATGCTTGGGCGTTCAACTCCATTCTATACCCGATAGTTTTGAATAACTCGTCACCAGCCATTAGGAATCGCCCTGGCAATCTAACTATCTCCCCAAGAAGATCAGCTGCCCTGCCTGCTGTTCCTGTTAGATTTAGGTTTTTTGCAGTTATAGACCTGAATTTTGTCATCTCTGCTTTTTGCAATGGATCAGTAGGCTCGCCAGTCTTAATAACATCCCAGGCCATTTTCATTCCATCTTTATAACCCTCGATCATGCCTTTAAACTGCATTGTGGCCTCACCTACTGCCACTGAATCCGCCGAACCTCTAGCCTGTCCAAGTAAAGACGCTATCTTTCTTTCACCGACCGCCAACCCAGACACAACACTATTCGACACAACATTGACCACATGAGTTGCAGGGCTTGATAGTAAGGCGTTTATCCATGCTTCATAGATCATTTCAGGCTTTGTTGCCTTGGCCGCACCATCAACAAACTGATTTATCTGGTGGGTTGTTTTTAAGTCTCCCATTTTTTCAGCTAGTCCTCTTGTGACATTTTCACCACCACCAACTTCCAAAGCCTCTTTAATAGCTCGTTCCTGCTCCTTTGCGCTCTTTGCCATAATTCTAAAACTTGACAATGCCCGCCCAGCTTCGGACGTCAATCCAGATACTTGCTGTTGTATGGCTTGATGTTGCGCCATTGCTCTGCGGAATAAGGCTAAATCTTCTACACCGCCACCTTTTGCTTTGTCAGCTAAATCAAATAACTTTTCACCGCTAGCGACTAATATTTTTCTGGACGCGACAGCTTGTTCGGCATTGAAGGCTTGACCTCTACGTCTATCAAGCAGATCATCAACAGTCATACCTAGGTCGTCAGCTAGTTTTTCAGTTTCTTCCAGCGTTATAGCTTCGCGTCTTGCTTCATTTATCTTGGTTGAGTCTGCTTCCGCTACATTATCTATCAAGCTTTTTACGTCATCTGTAGTTTCCAGCCTTGATAGGTTAATGTTCTTTGCAGCCTCATCATCTGCCACGCCGGCGGCCTGTTTAAATTCTTGCTCTTGCTTTGCTGCTTTTTCTTCAAAAGGTATAAAGTCACCTTCTTTTGTATCGTCAACTTTTAATTCTTTTGTCTTTGATAACTGCTCTGCTTTTTCTATGTCAGCTTTAGCCGCTTTTGCTTCTTTAGATGCGATTGTTTTAGCTCTGACAGTCTTTACAGCTTTTAGGAATGTATCAGCTACACCCCCAAGAGCAAACCCTTCTAGAGCGTTTTTAAAGCGCCCTTCTGCTTTTGAATCTTCTGGATCGGCCTCTAGATATGATGTAACTGGATTGCTTAATGCAGGGTATTCTTCGATTAAATCAGATAGTCTCTCGTCGCTAGGGTCAAATACAACTGAGTCAGCGATCGCGCCGCCAGCCATAGCAGATGAAACCGCACCTTTAACACCCATTGCTTTAACAGCCTTCACACCAGGAAGAAACCCAACTAAAAATTGTGAGATGCCTTTAATTAGTCCACCAGTAACAGTTCTAGGATCATCAAGCTCCGGCATAATGTCACCCACTCCGCCGCGCTTCTCTGCTTCTGCTCGTGTAATCATCTCAATATCAAGATTGCCTTTTTCATCAACAAACTGAATAATAGTTTCCCAATCGTCCATCCCAAGCATATCTTCAATGCTTGAGCCTAAGTCATCAACTGCATATAGGGCTTCTTGGACCCCCTCGCTTATGCCCCCGACTATCTGCCTTGGAGCCTCAATAATACCTCCAACCACATCAGAAGCAATTCCGCCAACCGTAGATGCAATACCTTTTGCTGATGCCATTAAATCAAAAGACTCATCCTCTGGCTCAACTGGTTTTAGCGATTTAAGTAGTTTGTCTGCTGGTGTTAAGTTTGAGTTAGCTCTAGCGTCTAAGTAGCTTGATGATAGATCGTCCTGCGCTTGAGTTTCGCCGCTTGATAGCATTAGGGCGGATGTTACGCTTATAGCGCCGATTGATTTATAACCCCATTCGTGAATAGAATTGCCATCTGTCGCTATATCTTTGACCTTAACTTTTTTACTTATAACATCGTAATTACCATCATCGACCCACGAGCCGCCATGAGAGTGCGCATAATCTTTATTGATTGTAATCCAATCGCCTGGATTTATATCGGTTACACCTTTGGGGACTGCCCTGTATATCTCCACCTCTTTGTTGGGCTGCTCCCTCATCTCAGACAATAGCCTTGCTGAGTCGTCATCCATTCTTTTAGCTCCACCACCATGCCCGTAATACCTGCCAGCCACATTAGGATCATAAATATCATCCGGATATACGTCTGACAAGTTATCTGGAGTGTTCATCCCTTCTTTTGATGGGGCTGTATGGTCTATTCTGTAGCTTGTATCGGGCTCAATAAACCTTGCCGCATTAGCTTCAGCTCTTAACTTCGCTATCTTTGCTTTTCTAGCCGCCTTAGCTGCTGCACTAATCACGCTCATTTAAAGCTGCCTCGTATGATTTGTGGAATTGGTTTATTAGTGTTTGGTATTTCTTGAACTCTTGGATTTCATTGTACTGCCTTTTGAACTCATCTTCACTTAATGTGCGCTGA